CCGGGAGAGGTTTCTTCTACAAAATTTTCTTTTACTGCAGTACCAGCAACATAGGTAACACCCACTTGCCAATAACCACTACTATCAGTCATACTTTGAATAGAGAAGACTACATAATCATCAGGTCGGCCACGCTTTGTGACCTTCATATATGCTTTATTTGCTGCTGTTGATGCAGCAATTGCCTGATAAATGCCTTCCATGCTTACGCCATAGAATGCCTCATCATCAATCCACATAGTGGTTACTGCAGAGAAATCACCCGTAGGACTGCCTGGGTTATTCCAGATCATGTCCCCATTGCCGGGATCTGCTTCGATTAATGAGTTATCAAGTCTATATTCATAGACCGAACCTGCATCATCACCGTTGAACCCTTGGATGCCTTGAATACCCTGATCTCCTTGGAGACCTTGAACACCCTGAGCAGCCTGAGGTCCTTGATTACCTTGAACACCCTGATTGCCTTGGAAACCTTGTGTACCTTGCGCAGCCTGCGGTCCTTGTACACCTTGTAGGCCTTGCCGACCTTGGAAGCCTTGAAATCCTTGCGTGCCTTGAGGTCCTTGATTACCTTGTAGACCCCTAAAGCCACGGGTACCTTGAATACCCTCTTCGCCGATATTACCCTGTACACCCTGTACGCCTTGATTACCTTGAAAACCTTGAACGCCTCGGAAAGAACCAATGTTAATCCAATTGGTACCATCCCAAATCCATAACTCATCATCAGCGTCATCAATGACACCTTCACCAATATTAGGCGATGAGAATGCTGCGGTTAAAGTTGCTTGTGGATCTCCACCCGAATCGACATCTGATACAGAACCGATAATAGTAAAACCGGGACCATAATCTCCTTGTAAACCTTGAGTACCTTGGAAACCTTGCGCGCCTTGAGCACCAGCAGGTCCAGTACCAACATCAACCCAAGCAGTACCGTCCGATAACTTGATCGTTCCGTTCTCTGCATAGACAAGGGACCCTTCAAATGGGGCCGGGTCTAGTTGAATAGGGAATTCTTGTGGAATTCCCTGGCCAAGAGTTATGGTCTTGGCACCCATAGATTTAAATCTAGTCGACATCGTACTCTTCCGCCTGTCCTATGGTATATGATATGGTAGCATCAACGGCTAAATTACTAGTAGCCTTTGCTTCAAGTATGTCACCGGATGCAAAAAATTGACCGTTTAAGGGTATAGGAATAGTATCGTAGGCGGGTAATCTGAGATTTCTAATTACATAAAACTCATCTTGTGGTCGTTGAGGGAATCTATTGATTCTTACATCTACTGGCACAGTGTTTGCAGTTTTATTAGAAATAATCAGAGGGGAGATAACTTCTCCGATACCCGGCTCAACCGTAGTCGAGCCTCCGAATACTAGTTCCGGTACCTTGAATTTTGGTACCTGGAGAATGGTTGTCCAATTCGTAGTGAGCTCATAATTTGCTCCAATAGGCAACGCATCCGGTGCTTGAGAAGTTTCGACGATGGTGATCCCAGTAGGAACACCAAATTCATCGAGTTCTGGTTCTGTTGGGTTATTTCCATAATCGGGTGGTATTGGCATCTTATTCTATATCCTTTAAATCGAAGCTCTACTATTTGAAGCCCTTCGAGCGAGTTTTCTTACAGACGATGTAAATGGTCTACCTTCAATTCGTCCTGTTCTACCGTTAATTCTCAAACCTCTTGCGAAGTATTGGTTATTCAATTCGTCTGCACCAGACCATCTTACCCGACCCCCGTCTTCCGAGAGTACCGAGGCCAGAGCCGAAATTGGCAGACCAAGGTTTCTAAAGTTCAATGGTAAAGCATTTCTGTTAACACCAGCAGAAGCACCATTGAACTGGTGGGCAATCGATTCAACAAGTGAACCAAATTGCAACACTTCTGGTCTCAACACGTTATCAATCAAACAATCATTAATCAAACCGTTGATCATGCCAGTGTGATCTGCATCTGGTGAAAGGGTAATGAGATAATCTCTCATCTTTATCCAAGCCCCAGTAAACGCATCTAAGAGGTCAGTATTATTGGCCCCATCATTTAACCATTGTGTTCCATCCCAATAGTATATATCTCCAGCGTAGAAGTTGGTAGCGAAGTTCGTAGCAACAATATACGCATGGTTAGGCTTACGATCTGCCACCGGAATTACATCTAAGTCGGTAGCATCTCCATTAATTCGAGCAACTGAACTGATATATTTCAGACCTGGGGTAGTAGAATTGAACACTGGGAATGCATGTTTACCATTAAAGTCAAACAATGCAGCACTATAAGCTCGTGTTCTCTGTCTATCACCATTATTCTGATAATCATTACTTGTAGGTGGTCCAGCTGGATTCACCGTACTAAAGTCTTGTTCAATTGCCTTCAGTAAATTCAGGCCATCTCTTCTAGTGAGATTAATATCAATATATTTATAAGTCGCATTGACATATCTAACTGTATCAAATGCAAGATCAATCTTATTAAATTCAAGAATTGAACCCACATCACTTACGATCGCAGGGATCCATGAGTAATCTGGCTCTTCCTTGACAGGTAAGTATGTAGTGTCATTATTTATTTGTGTTAGGTAGAACATATTTGCCAGATCCTGAACCTTCTTAGATTCGACATCTGTGCCTGTTCCACTCTTCACTACCTGACCTGGGTATTTACCGAGGACAATATCCTTACAGATTTTGCCAAGATGTTGATATGATCTAGCTGTTGGTATTCTCTGGTCTTCTGGTATTCTGTAAATTTGGTTCCAGAAGTAGAAATCTGCGTTCCATCTTGATGCAGTATTACCACCATAGTTCAAATCATAGCTGAATGCATCGAGTAAGTAACCAGTGTCACGTCGACACTTAGCTTGGTTATAATCGAGTACATCAAACTCTCTTCTAAGGAATTCGACCAGATCGATGGCAAGTTCTTCTGTATTGTCATCAATCATTTCACCAGTAGCAATCACATCGGCTGCAACCCAAGATGTATCAGGTTCTTCGATGATTGGTAGGGCATCAAGATCATCATCTCGTATCACACCCTCTATGATTCCAACCAACACTGCAGTTCTAGCACCTTCAGTTGCAGTAGCAGCATCACCACTAGTGTCTTGGTAAGGACCTGTACTCAGTGAATCAGCGTCTGCCGATACAAATGTATGGGGTACCTGACCTGTTCCACCGGTTCCAACATTCATTGTAATGATGTTTCCATCTACCTCAGTAATTGGACACCCTCTGTTATAGAATGGGTGGTGCGACTGTGGTGATGTGTGGTTCTGTAAACCACCTCCCATGTTACAACTGAATGTAATTCCATTTGACTTGAACCAAACCTTATCACCAACCTTGAAACTATGTGAGGCGATTGTTGCGGTAAACACACCAGTAGCCGGATCATATGTTGCGTTGGATGGAGTATAGGTTGTTGCAGTCGAAACATCAGTCTCTTGTACTACACCTTCAGCCAGAGTACCTAGGTAGCTATAAATGTCGGCAGTCTGTGTTCTCGTATCTGCTGGGAGTACCGATATTCCATTTTCAAAGTAAATTCCTGCAGCAGTTCGTGTTGCAAAGTTACCGCCGTATTGAATATCGTGAGACACAGCATCGACAAGATAACCAACATCTCGTCTACACTTACCTCGTGGGAAACTCAATCCGTTATATGTAGTACTGATATGACTTATCACACTATCAGCCCAGGTCTTGGAAGAATTTTCAATCACATCTACAGAGTTGGTGTAATTACCAGCAACCCATGTCTGTGAAGGTTCGACCTTAGCAGGGAGATTTGCAATTGTTGGTGTTGCATCTTCTACAGCAAGAGCAACAATCTTGGCAAGATCTTCTACCAACATACCAGTCATAGGATTAGCAGCTACATATTTGTAGTTCTGAACACTGGTATTACCTACAGTAGGTGTTACCTCAATCTCTCGAGTGATGTGATTCATCACAGTACCCAAGTGTAAGAATGCCTTTCTTGTAGGCTCTCTTTGATTGAGTGGCAATACATTGACAGCATTCTCAAAGTAAACCTGAGTTGCGTTTGTGATTGCAACATTACCACCGTACTGAATATCGTGTGATATTGCATCGATCATGTAACCAGTATCTCGTCTGCACTTCTCTTCGTTATAGTAAAGAGTATTGAAGTACGTGGAGAGGTGAGTCAACACACCAGCCTGAGCAGTTGTCTTAGCTGTTTCGATTGAAGCATATGCAGCCTGAAGATTTGCATCGTAAGCAGTAACAATTGGTTCTTCGAGTTCTGGCATTCCATCCAGTCCATTTTCAGAGATCGCATCTGAAATAATCAGCATCAGATCTTGTACTGCAATGGCAAGAGGACCACCCGAGTTACCTGAACTTGTGTCTTGCGTTTCTACGTTACCAGATGTGACAGTGACAGGATCACCATTTGCAACCAGTCTTGCAACCGAGGCAATATGAGTAAACGCTGCAGCCGTTGGTTCTTTCTGATCTTCTGGTAAAACACTTATTGCGTTCTCAAAGTACAGAGTGGCATTATTTCTTGAAGCCGAATTGCTTCCGTGTTGAATATCCCAAGACACGGAATCAATAATGTAGCCCATGTCTCTTTCACACTTGGCAACATCATAGGTATGTGAAGCTCTATTGACTGCCAACCAAGCTGTCATTTCAGCCTGTAAGAATGCCTTGTTAGCTTGTAATTGAGATCTTGCATTAATTCTTGAAGAGCTGATCGCATCGAAACCAAATTCAAGTACATTAGAATATGCAGTTCCGTTACCCATCATGTCAATGATTCTGTCGAATCTTGCAGCAACAGTTACCTTAACATTTGAATCAAGTACGGCAGCAACACAAAGGTCTCTGGCATATTTGATTGCAGAAACAGTTTCTGTTAATTGATCATTGATTACAGCATCAGCACCGACAGTACCAATTCTATAAGCCCGGCCGTTGAAGTTTGCATTGAAATCTGAACTTGTAACAATATCTCGTTTTACAGCATCGATAATCAGACCGAGGTCTCTCTTGCACTTCTCGCCATCGAATGTGTAATATTCGTCATTCAAGTATGCAACCACTTCATCAATAATGAAGTCTCTGTTCATCTGAATTTGTTCACGAGCAACTGTTCTGTTAGGATCAGCAAGAGGCTTAACCTCAATTGTATCCAGATTATCCAGATCGTTATCCTCAACGACATCAGAGATAACATTATACAGAGCAGTAACAGCAGTACCGGTTGCAGCACTTGTAGCAGTACCGTCAAATAATTGATAAGGACCTGTACTGATTGAATCAGCATCAGCAGAAACAAATGTATGTGGTTGTAAACCTGAACCACCATCACCTACATTCATTACAATATTAGTTGCTGTGATAGCAGTAATGGTGATAGGCTTGTTGTAGAATGGGTGGTGTTTCTGTGGTGAAGTATGATTCTGTACACCAGAACCCTGACCCATGTCACAACTGAAAGTGAAACCATTAGGCTTGAGGTATACTGTATCACCTACAGCAAATGGGTGTGTACCAATTACTGCAGTGAATTCACCAGAAGCCGGTATGTATTGAGCATTTGTTGGTGTGTACGTAGTGAAATTTGAAACCACTGGAGTTTCTTGTACGATACTTCCTGCGATTGTAGCCAGATGTTCGAATGCTCTCTTCGTAGGTAATCTTTGCTCCATTGGCAAGATATTTGTAGCTTCTCTCAAACCAGAGACTGCAGCCAGATCATCTAAGACAGAGAACTGACCGGTTACTGGTATTGATAGAACATTTCTTGTTCTAAGCTCTTCATAGCTTGAAGCCATTCTTGCGTCAACAGCAAAGTAGTATTTCGCAGCTTCGATTGTAGAAGCATTACCACCGTATTCAATATCCTTAGAGATTGCATCAGTGATAAGACCAACATCTCTGCGACACTTATCTTTATTGTATGGAAGACCGTTATAATTTTCTCGCAGGAATTTAATCACACCACCTTGTAAAGATTCTGTGATTCCATCGATTGCCTGAGATGCAGTCATCTGCGCTACTGTATTATAACCAGGTTCGATTGGAGTAGGTAGCCAATCAAGCGTATCTTCACGCAAGACCTTGGCCACAAGATCCATTAGATTGTATGATCTATTTGCAATTTCAATTCCAGCATCTGGGTTTGAAACATCCTGCGTTATGCCATTGCCTGAGGTTGCAGTAACAGCAATCTGTTGTACGATATCTGAGGCCACTTTACCGAGGTGTTCATAAACCTCTGCAGTTTTGGCTTTCTGAGCTTCTGGTAAAGTACTGACACCTTCATTGAAGTAGAGTCGAGCAAAGTTAATACCAGCAGTATTTGAACCGTGTGAGATATCGAAAGATATAGCATCAATCAGAAGACCCGTATCCCTTCTACACTTAGATTGGTCATAAGTGAAGGTTGGGAAGTTTACAGTCAAAAATGCAATGGCTTCTTCTTGTAAAAAGAGCTTATTGGCTTGTAACTGTAATCTACCATTCTGGGCATTAGTACCAGCAGTAGCAGTACCGAAGTTATAGGCATCTGCATTTCCAGTACCATTACTGAGAATATCAATAATCTCATCGAATGCAGCATTAGCAGCAGTCAGTTCTGAACCTGATAATCTTGTAGCAGTTTCAGTCTTCAGATATTGTATAGCAGCAACTGTCTCCGTAAGTTGATCTGCGATGACATAGTTACCACTAGCAGTTCCTGCACGATATGCACGACCAGCATATACAGAGTTATAATTTGAACCAGTTGAAACATCTCGTCTTACAGCTTCGAGAATGTAGCCTGTATCTCTTGAGCACTTATCACCATCGAATACAAAATATTGTGTATCGAGGTATGCCATAACTTCTTCTTGTAGGAAGTTTCTATTTGCCTGCAATTGTTCTCTTGCAAGTTGGCCCTGAGAATTATGTGTAGTCTTAGCGACGGCAGCATCTGATGCACTTACAAATGTGTGTGCTCCACCACCACCGGTTCCACCAACATTAACTGTAATGACATCTCCAGCGACGTTAGTGACTTCCATTGGTTCGCGATAATTACTGTCACCCTTGCGAGGATAAGAATGCTCAGTGGCATTGCCATCATCTGCACAAGTAAATGTGAAGCTGTAAGGAGCAAACTCAATGTAATCTCCAAGCTCAATATCATGGCCTGGTAATGTCACTGTACTTACACCCGTGCCAGGATCATAAGTTGAATCTGTCGGTGTGAAATAGTCGAGATACTTAGCAGGATCAGTCCAAACAATCGGATCTGCCTCGATCGCACCTTCAACAGCCGAAACAAACGTATGAGTTCCACCACCGTTAGTGGCAGCACCAACATTCATTGTAATCACATCACCGACGACATTTGTAATTTTTACAGGTCGGTCATAGAATGGGTGATGTACCTCGGGTGTTGCGTGTTCTGTATTGTTACCATCCAAATCACATGTAAAGACAATTGATTCGGGTTTGAATTGAATGTAGTCACCTTTGACCAGATTGTGTCCACCGATTGTAGCAGTGAATACACCAGTTGATGGTACATAAGTGGCAGTCGATGGTGTGTAGGCACTGATATAACTACCTGCCTTCACACAGTCAGAAGTCGAACTCACCCATGTGTGAGCAGTACCATTGAGATATCCACCAACATTAACCGAAATCGTTGTAGCTGTAACCAGATTTACGGTGACAGGGGTTCTGTACGCAGGATCACCTTTTCGTGGGTATGCATGATTTGTTGCATTACCATCCAAAGCACAAGTAAAGACAACACTCTCATCAGCAATGATGACAGTTTGACCAACCTGCATATCGTGTGTACCGATCTCCATTGTCATGACACCAGAATCGGGATCATAAGTGGTTCCAGCAGCAGGAGTGTAAGACTTGCCGTTATTATTAACGATGTCTACAATTTGCTTAAATGACTCTTCAACTCTATGTGAAGATGCAGGATCAGTTACACCGGCAGTAGCAAGACCTTTGAGGTGTTCGATTGCTCCAATTGTTTCTACCAATTGATCACGAACTACAGTCTCAGCACCCATTGTGCCTTGACGATATGCAATACCAGTCTGTCTTGCGTTGAAATTAGAACCAGTAATAACATCACGTTCTACCGATGGCAGTATGTGTCTTGTGATGTCCCGTTCACATTTAGCAGAGTCGTATAGGAAGTAGTTATCATCAATATAACCTAAGACCATGTCCTGCAAGAAACCTCTGTTAGCTTGAAGTTGTTTTCTTGCATTGCGATTATCAGCAGAGATTGCTGCATCATCAGAGAATGTGATTTCTGAACCAAGCTCAATAATCGAATTATCTGCTGCCTTGACAAAGGTATGTTCACCCTTGTAAAATGATGTTCCGGCTTGGACTGTAATTGTTGTACTTGAGATTGCCAAGATTTCTAATGGGCTATTAAATGCCGGATCAGTTGGTCTTGGGTGTGAGATTTCAGTTACGTTACCATCCGTACCACAGCTGAAGGTAATACCACCAGCACCAACCAGAATCTTTCGACCAACGGTTAATGTGTGGGTACCAATTGTGACGACCATCAGACCTGAGTCTGCATCATACGTAGCATTGGTTGGAGTGTAAAGTGTTCCCCGATTGTCTAGGGCTGCAATGATTTCATCGAAACCTTGATCAACACGTGTCGTGCCAATATAAGAGTTTGCATCAATCAATTCATTGGTCTGTTCTTTCAATCTCTTATAGGCTGCAATTGTTTCATTGCGTTGTTGGCCTACAACCTTCTCAGCAGATTTCATGTAATATGCACCACCTGCACGAACCGAGTTATAGTTCGTGTCTAAAAGCGCGTCATATTTTACTGCTGGAAGAATATATTCTGTGGTATCTCGGCGACACTTGACACTATCGTATGCATAGAATTGATCATTATTGTCAATCCAGTCAAGCAATTCGTCTTGAATTAATTCTCTGTTATCTTGTATAATCTCTCTTGCTGAAGTTCTGGAAGCATCACCAGTCTCGGCAAATATGATTGGATTTATATTCTCTTCGCCGAATTCTACTACATTATAGAGTTCGTTCCAAGATGTATTTGCTCTTTCAAAGATTTCTGTATTCGAACCTGTAAATACATCATTGATTCGAGCTTGTAGATATCGGTTAGCACCAAGAGTAGCATCTAATTGCTCACCCACAACCTTACTGGAGATCGGTGAACGATATGAAATGCCTGCAAGTCTACCCCAATAGTTGGTATCCAGTGACATATCATAGCCAAGACCATCAATGATAATCTTAGAATCACGCTCACATTTCTGAGCATCATATCCAGTATAACCTAGACCACCAGATGAAGTATTTGCTGTCAAGAATTCGACCATATCTTCAATGATCAAATCTTCGTTGGTACTAATGACGTCAGCAAATGCAGTATTACCAATCATATTGGCTGTGGTGTCTTTCGGAGCAAAGATCTTAGTCGAACCTTTCGCTCTCATTGAGATATCACCGAACTGAGTACCAGAGTTGTTCAGTGTCATCTGGCCACCATTCAACGCGTAGAATGCTACACGTACGAAGATGGATAGAGAACCAATTCCGTTAACACCAGCACCATCTCGTGCTACATAACCCATACCGTTCTGAGAACGAGGGGTAAAACCAAAACAGAGAACGTATGTGTAGAGAGAATCGGGATCAAGAGCCCGTCTGTCTGCCAACATACAGCCACCGCCTCGACCAACCAATGGGTTGGGGAAGTTATCGATGCCTATTTCTTCGATGGTACCACGACCACCGGACTCTGATTGAATTAAATCACCAACAGCAAAACCTTTATTGTTCTTTAAGTTTCGAACAAAGATTTTTCTATTGGTCGCGAGATCTGGTGCAAGACCAGACTCTGTGTCTTTTGTGTCATCCCAAGAAATGAAACCCTTGGCACCACTGGAGAATGTAACTTCATCATCCTGTTGGAATAGACCAGTATGACCGACCTCGAGAATAAATTCTCTACCGAGATCAAGTACATTACCTTTTGTGTTGAAAGGCTGCAGTGGTGGTTCTACGTCTTCTCGTAAGAAGTTGGATAACTGAGATGAATCTCGAATGTATGGAGATCGGAGCAGTTTAGCACCAGGTCGGTATGCAACAGCAAAACCACCTTCGGGGAAGTCGAAGTTATCAATCTTCCAATTCTGATATGCAAAGCCCTGTACGTAACAACCTGAGCCAACGAGTACTGCGTTATTCTGTTCATAGCCAGGTAACGCCTCAATCACTGTGGCATACTGACCAGCAGTAGAGGTCATGGCACAATCATCTGGTAGTGCGATATTACCTTTCGTGTAATATGTACCCGGTCCACATGAGATATGAATTGCATTATTAATTGCGTTTCGATCAAATGTGCCACCAGCCTTTTCTTTGGCAAGTTCGGAAGCACGTTCAAGTGATCGAATTGGTTGAAGCATCGTGCCTGGGTTCTTATCATCACCCTTGGCTGCATCAACGTGAATCTTTAAGCTACTCTCTGTAGTTCTCGATATCTCATCAAAGAACTGAGCATATGTAATCTTCTCAACCTCACCAGTCTTCTCGTTCTTGAGTGCAAACCAGCTGTTCTCGTCAATGTGAGGTTCAAACTCTTTATTGACTTCCATGTCGAAATCAACGAGCTTGGATTGATCAATAACACCATTTTCAAATGTGGATTGTGTAATACCACCATCGTCAAATGTAGATTTTGATTGGCTGAATCCTGATGCACTTGAACTGGTGATTGTCATGTTTGTAGCGACAACACCATCCATCGTTCCTGCAAACGAAGAATCAACAATTTCAGAGCTCTGAATTGTACCCTGATCAATTGTGGTCTTGGTGAATACGTTATTATTACCAGTACCGTCTGAGAAATCAGAGTTTACGATATCAACATTATCTGCAGTGCCATCATTGAATGCAGAATTAGTAATTGTACTATTGTCGAGCGTAGAATCCGCGATATCTAGGTTGTTGCCGGTACTGTTAGTTAATGCACCGTTATCAAATACCGAAGTGGTGATTTGAGTGTTGGCAATATTACCATCTGCGAAATCAGAATTTGTAATGTCTAAGTTGTTGCCGGTACTGTTAGTTAATGCACCGTCATCGAACGTAGATTTAGTAATTGTAATATTATTGGCAGTAGAATTTGAGATACCGCCATTATTAAATGTAGATGTACTAATTGTAATATTATTAGCAGTCGAATCACTAATGGCACTGTCATCAATGGTCGAATTAATAAGGCGAACATTATCACCATCGACATTGAGCAAATCACCATCATTGAACTGAGAATTTACAATTACTACGTTATCTAAATTACCATCATTGAATTCTGAATTAATGATGACAAGATTATCACCAGTAGAATTTCTGAGTGAGCCATTATTGAAGTCACTACGAGAGATATCGGAATCTTCCATCGTAGAGTTGTCAATTCTAACGTTGTCGAGATCCGAGTTAGAAATGAAGGTAGTGGTGATTGATTCACCGGTAATTCGGATTCTACTGAAAATCTCGTATTGTAAAGCCTCTACGAGTTCTTTTCGAGTAATATTTTTAGTACCGTCGTCACCTTGTACTAGGTTCACAATGACAAATAAGTCTTCTGACCTAGTATTGGCACCCGTAATCGGCCCGAGTTCTGAAATCTTAGACATTTAGTCCTTACCCTTATTATTTCTTATATTTAGACGGATACATATTAATGGTATATTTATTCAAACCAAATTAAACTCGCCCAGATTTTAACTCTTCAATTTCTTCTTTTAATTCTTTGATTGCTTCTACAAGAAGACCTACCATATTACCGTACTGAATTGACTTCCATTCTTTACCATCGTCACCCCATACAGTGCCGACAGCTTCTGGTAACACCTTTTCTACCTCTTGGGCTATGAGGCCGGTATCACGTTTTTTGTTGGGCTTGTCAATCCAGTCAAATGTATAACCATTTATTGACATCACTTTTGACAATGGATTATGGATTCTTGTTAAATTTTCTTTGCGTCTTGCGTCAGATGTTGATGAAATATTGCCAACAACACCCATATCACCAAGAACTTTGAGATATCCATTGGCCACGTGAGGATTTTGAGCAGTTCCCGTGCCGTTCATGCCGAGCAGGCCATTGGTACTAAGACCTGTCGTAAATATTCCACTACCTATTACACTTAAGGACGAACCGTTGAACGCCATATTGGGTTCACCGACCAGACCCCCAGAGCCATTGGCTGTGATCACATTGTTATTTGTATCACCACTTACAATCGAAGCACCACTTGATGAGGTACCGACAGCGTCAGCCGCAGGAGCCCATTCCGATCCATCCCATTTCAATACCTGACCATTAGTTGGTGCAGTGGTACTTACATCGGGAATATCTGATAAATTATCGATAGTCGAACCAGATGTGAATGGGTCACCATTTCCGTCAAGGTATGTAGTAGCTTGAATCGTTGGTACAGTTAATTGACCAGCAGTGGTTAACTCAAATTTAATTGGAGCAGCACCGGTATCGATAATGAAATTACCACCGGTATCTTTAAGACCCACGTCCCAAGCAATACTATTACTAGGGGATTCGAACTGAGCCCTACCACCAGCATTATTTGTGAATGTTGCGGTTACCTGATCACTACCGTTAAAATTGGCTGCAGATGTAAACTCAATAGGAGTGTTAACAGTTGCAGATGCAATCGTATCAGTAGATACTACACCCGAAGTTGCAGTAAGATTTTCCGCACTAAAATTACCAGTAAGTGTGGCGTCTCCGGACGTGGTATCACCAGTTGGAGATGCAGTAATGGCGTTCGTGCGAAAGGCTGCAGCCATCTCATTGGTTTTATCTAACCAATTTTGAAAAGTCTGCGTGGTTTCGATGTTTACTATATTTCTGGCCATTGTTATCTACTTTCTATTTTATCCATTCGTTGACAAATAGATTCCAGACATGTTCTAATTTCACTGATGTCGGATTCCATCTGAGTGACTTTTCGGTAGTACTCTCGTTCTCTTTTGTATTTATTAAAAGCTTGGGCGTCTGTGCTCAAAACCGCAGAGGTTCTTGGATCTCTTTTGTTTTGCATAACGTATAATATCCTTAAGTGATCGCAATAGCTCTATAATCTCTCAGAGTAGGTGCGGTATGAACATTTGGCGAGATCATTTCAATCTTAATCGCGAATCTGCGATATCCCTGATATAATCTATTACCTGTGTTACTAGCATATGAATATCTACCAGCAGCATCTTTTGCAGACTCTGGTAATCTATAGCCAAATTCTCTGTAATCATTGATATCCGATATTGAAGAGCTTATGTCACCACCTTCAAAATTTTCAAGTTCAATCCAAGGTACCTCTTTGAATGCCTGAGAATCATATTGGTTCTGAGCGCGCATGTATACCTTAACAGTTGAACCTGGTGGTCGATATTCGGTTGTAGACACATATATATCTTCAGCATCTAACTCTGGAGCCAGTTCAATTTGCTTTGAAACATAAGTTGATGTGGGGTTGGCCAATGGGCTGTAACCTGGAGCACTTGTATCTCGTACCTGATATTGATATGCAATTAACTTAGAAACCTCAAGGTCAACGAATGGGGTAGACGTTACATTTGCCCCATTATCCATGACAACAGTGAGTGAGAATTCTGCAGTACTGTTTGGATTAGTTACGACATTACTTCTACTTGATAATATTGAACCACTTACGTTGAAGTGATTATTATCGTTAAATCTCAATGGCATATCATATGTAGTGCCACCATCATCGTAGGGGTTGAACGTTCCAAACACATTTGTCTTAGAAGTTGAATCTGAAGCCTTCATTATCATGGGTTGGAAATAACTTAAGTTAATGTTATCAACCGATGCAATTGTAGCAGAGAATCCACTATCAAGACCATTAATATCTGAACCACTACCAAAGAATCTTGTGGAGGTCGCACTACTTGACTCTAAGTGCATTTTGGTGGGGTCATTTCGATCCCAGAAAGAAATACTACCTATCACGATCGGCGAGTGTGAGAATGGCCCGTTTGATATTGCAGGACCTGGGCCCATATTAATAGGCTTGTCAACAGTCATTGTGGTCGCGTTTGGCACACTTAAGATTCGGAATATATCTTTATTAGAGCTTCCATCTTCTAAGATGATGTAATCACCTTCCAGATAAGTCGAATCAAGACTACTACCACTGAGTGATACTCTAGTAGCATCAGAACCTAATACAGAAACATTCGTACCCGTACCGGCACCGAGAGCCTTAGTCTGATAAATTACTTCACCAGTTTGGAATCGGCCATTACCGCCGGAGAGTGTGAAGAATTCGTGTTTATTATTGGTGAATGTCACACTACCAGTTGATTCGTTGAAATTGTGTCTGCGAAGAACAAATTTCAAATCTTCGTCTTGGTAAGATCTCCAAGCTCTATTATTGGTAGAACTGAATAAAACACCATCACCCCAGTCCTGTACAATTGCAGAACCTTGAGTATCACCGGGTGTTAAATCTGTACCACCGACCTGAGATATGAATGCCAGATAATTAGGATCTTGTGCATCAGGCTTGATTGAAACAGCGTATTCTTTTTCAACATCCATTCTTACCGGAGCATCAAATGTGAATGTAGTGGCAACCGAAGAGTCATCCGATACATTTACACCAGCCGGTAGCATGTGTACCTTACCGAATGGCAGTACCTGACCTGAGGGATAGCCATTCACGACCTCTCTCAATTCTACTGTAACCCCATTCTCTGTACTCTTACGTTTGAAGTACAAGTCGATATTAGAAATGTAAACACTATTACTATCTTTGCCCATACCTTTTTTGATAAAGAATGTTTGAGCGAGAGGATCACCAGCAGGAATTCGACGAACCACATTTCTAAACGAAGATGAGGTATTAATATCGAAAGTCGGGGCTCTCGTTGACACACCAACCGAGGTCTTTTCTACAGAGAAATTATAAGCTCTATATGTGACAAAACCTTTTGAAATTGCAGCAGACTCAATTTGATTATATGTGTCAACATCAACAATTTCAAGTACACGATCACCTACAAAGAATGTCTCTGAAGGTAACGCAAACACTGCTCTAAGCACTCCATTTTCGTCTGTAGTGACCTCATAACCAGCAGTCCTAGATCTCTGAACACTATCAGCTCGATCAGCCTCAGTGCCTGGGAATACGTACTCATTGACGTCTACACCATCAAAGAAGAACCAATGTCTTGCACTTGGTCTGAGACCAGACATATAAATTCTAATGTCTCGGCCAGCCATATAAGGTTCAAAGTTGAAATTGCGAACAAATTCTCCAACCTCAATATTCTGAACTTGTGCAGCTTGATTTAATTCGATACTCCGAGTAGTGGTTTCAATTCTTTGAGTGAATGTATTCCCACCACGGAATTGGAAGTCTTGCCTACCGCCCCTGCCAAATTGGCGAGGTGGTGCCCAACCATCGATATCGTTCCACTGTTCGAATCCACCTACTACTCTTTCAGTAGTAACATCGGTAAGAGGAATAAATTCTTGTAGGTTTTCCACGAAATCTGTAAACGCAGATGTCATATCAATATTAATTTCTGCTGGATTGACTGTAGTATCATATGCAGCATCATAAGGAGGTGAAATTTCACCAATACCTTGATAACTATATGCATTACTTACACAGTTTCTAAATCCAGTAGCATATGTTTGCGAAAGAATCTCCACACTAGAATCACGGCCGAGAGTTGCAGCCTTGGCATTCGTCACTGTGGGGAATACGGCTGCAGAAGAACTTGATTTATAAATCAAATCTATTGGGAATGTTTTTACAGCAGGGGTTAGAATCTTTTGATTAAAGGGTACTGCTGCCTTGAATGCTGGATCCGAAACATCAGCGACACTCAAATCATTGAATGGATCAACAATGAAACCATTCTTAAATCTATCTAAGCCATTCTCATCGGGGACGAACATATTCTGTGTCGACGCCTCGAGTTGGCTCAAAGAAACATAATATGAAAGACGATCAATCTGCTTACCTAGACTGTGCATATCCTTCATTGTGAATGCTTTAATACCGGTAGATTGAGTATGAACTCCATAAGCTTTACGACCAGTTCTGCTTGCTTCTCTTTCTGAGAGCGCAGGATAACCTGGCACGAATACATTACCGAGTGCCATTTGGTCTGTTTCGATTGCCGGTGGTACGGCCAATTTCTCTTCTCGGCCTTTGATGACCTTAATGCCACCATAAGAATCACACACGATGGTATCGACTCTCTGGAGATAATATGTGACCTCCATGCTGGCAGATGCATTACGAGCTGGAGTGATTGGAGTCAAAGCAGTAAATGTCTTACTATTTGCTCCTACTGCCACATTAGGAATCTGAGCGGCCGCAAGATTATCATCATAGCCCACGTTTGATGCCTTATCCACATAAGGTCTGAAATCAAGACACTCGCGAAGATTATAAGCACTACCATTCTTCGCACGATATACTGGAATATCAAATCTATCTAAGGTATTGGGATAACTGTTAATCGTGAAGAAGTATTCACCACTTCCAGAGCTAATTTCGAATACCTTCAATTGAATTGACATCACACCACTAGCTGGTTGTGGTCTGCCTGGAACGTACTCGATGTATGATTGATCGTAGTACGTATCTTTTTGATTGCTTTGTAATCTGAAGCTATTGGTGAAATCGTCACCATTGGCATCCGTGATACTTATAATATCAAATACATCGGGGAAACCTAAATTATATTTGGCATCACCTGGGCTGTAACTAGCCTTGACAAAAGGTGTCTTGACCAATTTATCATAAGGAGAAACACCATCTACCGTGCCACCGACTAATCGCTTATTGAAATATACTGTAGCCTGTGTGCCAACATTATCTGCGGGTTCACAGTTAATAATAAGTGAACTGTTATTGGGACCGGTAGAATAACTTGCAACTCGAACCATTGATGGTCCACTTGCCACAACTAGAATTTCATCGTTATTACAATTAAAATCTTCACCGGGATCTGCGTTAATGGTAATTTGATTGCCTGAGATTCCAGTTATGTTTTCACGAACCCTTACCGGAATTGCCATTTTTTCTGTTGAGAAAAGGCTGCGGTGACCAGTTGGGAATATCAACACCTCACTAGAACTTTGTCTCTGGGTTGCGCCGAGGGATGTTGAAGTACCATAATCACCATCAAATCTAATGACGCCGTTATTATCAAATAATTCGTGAATATCTCCAGCTCTTGCACCACCCGATAATTGGACACCAGTCATATAGACATCGGTGGGGGTGATATTATATACAACTGCATCACCAATGGGAGTGTTACCGTCGTCTCGTACCAATACTGATTGCCAATCAACGTCAGTGGTACCAGAAGATACCCAACTACCATCGGCCGCAACATTGATAGGAATACCACCACCGTACTGGAATGAAACGGATTGATTGGATACGGTTTCAGTTTCTGCGATTTGGTCAATTACGAATGAACGGTCTGCGCTATTTTCAACCCTATAACCTTTGACGTACGCAATACCTGGCCCTAAGATAGCATGGACCTCGGTATTTGCAGCACCAGCAGGAAGACGATCATCTGTACTGAGCGGGAATCTTTCTAAAACATAGTTGCCAGATTCTTCATATGTTCGTCGGGCAAGCTCATCTCCTAATACATTATACTGAGATACGTCACGAAGGGTGATCGCATTACCATTTTGATATCGAACCAATGAAAAGAAATCAGCATTATTTTCTGCAGATGTAGAAGTAAATACTGTCAGCGATGGAACAAGTTTTAATCTATCAGCACCCGGCGCATTCTCATTCTTTGAACCGTTAGCATTATCATAGAGACTGTCATCATTGATTGCAGCAACTGCGTTCTCTTTTACTAGATAACCTACGTTAACTTCATCTGGCAGATTATTATATTTCGAAACGACAAGTGTCTGGGCATCTGCAAAGAGGAAATGTCCTTTTTGGAAAATAATACCAGGTGCAGACTGAATACCGAATGATTTACCAGTAGTAGCTACCACATTGGTCGAACTCACTTTACCTAGAACAACCTCAACATCTGATGCTTCTGGGTTCTGAGTACCGGCCTTGAATTTTAATTGTGTGAGAGTAAGAACCTCACCAGGTTGGAATACACGGAAGTTATTAGCCTCATTTGAGTTGAGATAGCTAATATAGAATGTATTCAGGTTCGGCGTTCTTACCTCGACACCCTGGTCAGACGCAATCACATTTGCACGGAGGTTTGTAGTTTCACCAGTAAGTTGGTAAATTAAATCGAATTCTGTTTCTACACCGAGTACGGTTTCTGTGATTCGCTGGGGTATATATGGGCGTGGGTCAAACGCGGTTGGATCTTGTGGAACACCACTTACATAGGGTGTCCAAATATCTTGGAGTCGGACAAATTGAAGATCATCTAATTCGGTAAAGTTACAACCTTTTACGATAGATCCTTCTTTAAAGATATTATCGCCAAACTGTTCAATCTGACTCTGCAACATTGTTTGCAGTTGTGTCAGCTCTCTCGCTTGAACGGCGTAGCCCGGTTTGAACAACACACGATGATATTGATTTTCTATATCGAAATCATCGAAATATGGTGCTGCATTGAGATCTGTATTGATTGGCATTTTTAATCCGCTTCCTTAAAATTCTAATACGAACTTAAATTCTTCTCTTGATCCTTCTGTTCGAGGTAATGGTTTGAAGTTCTCCATAAAATAAATCTTGCCACTGCGTTGTACATAAGGTGAGAAGGTCACATTATCTGCTTCCGGTGTATTTATTTCAATTGTTTGGCCCGTGGAATTTCTTATTGGTAAATTAAGATTCAATGATGTATCACCTTCACCATCGGTTCCATTTACATATGGTCCCATGTATTCTGCGATATAAAAAGTTTCATTATCTGCATCGACTTCATGTATGATGCCTGAGAATTGTATCTCATTATCTGAATCTAATTGTACGACCGAATCGTTTAATGTAATTCTATCAATGTTATCAGATACAATACCAATTCGATTATCAAATACGATGGGTGGTGATACTGTAGAGAATTCTGGATTCTTCACGATACCCACACAGCCATATGTATTGGTCGCACCAATTTGATTATTATCATCACCTGTGATATAAC